GTATGTGACCGAACTTCTCTGCTTGTTTCGCAGCCATGTCAGCAATGCCCTTAACGAACGGAACCTTCTCGTGGTAATTGGCAAGCAGTGCCTTTGCTTCTTCCTCGGTTATGTCCATGACACCAGCAAGCTTCTTCCTGCCCATACCATACATAATACCAAGGTTGACAGTCTTAGCTTCCTTACGAGTGATGCCCGCAAGATCTGCTACCATCTGGTGAAAGTCTGCGTCGTCATTCTTATACAGTTCGACAACCTCGTTGATTGCTGGGTGCGGATTCTTTATACTGGCGCAGTAATGTGCAAGCCAGCGAGGCTCTTGTGAGGCGTAGTCAAACGACCCCCACTTGCAACCTTCCTCTGGTATAAATAACCCACGGATCATAGCCTTTAACTCTGGATCACGGGCAGGGATCTGTTGTAGGTTCGGGTTGCTCGATGAGAAACGCCCCGTCACAGTGCCGCCATCATCTGAACGAAGAGGATTAAATTCACAATGGATACGACCTTTATGCGAATGCTCAAGAATGGTTTCAATAAATGTTGTGTTGGCTTTGTTAAATTCACGAAGCTTTACAATCTTTGCCGCCAGTGGGTGATGGTGGTTAGAAAGAAACTGTTTTGTAAAGGAAGGCGCATCCGTGCCCTCTGTCCTATTGTACGCCAGCCCAACGGAATCGAACGCCTTTGCTATAGATGTGGCGACCCACGGCTCAATGTAGTGCCCTGTTTCCCCTTTAATTTCTTCAAGTAGCTGAGCCTCTCGTTTCTTTAATTCCTTGCGCGCGATCTGTGCTTTGTCTACGTCAACGCGCACACCGTTAGTACGCATGTCTAACAGGGGGCGAAGTAACCCAGCTTCAAGGTCGAAGATCCCAGTGACCTTATCAGCTACCATGTCTTGACGTAGCCTGTCCCAAAGCTTCAGGGTTACCGCCGCATCCTGCTCGGCATACGGCCCCACAAAGTTACACGGCATCTTCCACATCTCTGACTTAGGGTTGACGCCGAAGTAGTCCGCCGCCTGTTTCAACAGACGCTCGTTCTTATACTCGCCAAGATATTCGCCAGCCAGTGAGTTCAGGTTGTAGTATCTACGGTTCTCATTCAAAAGTGGGGCGGCTATCATAGTGTCAATAATTGGTCCTTGAACCTCGATCCCTGCCCACCGCATCCAGCCAAGATCATACATTGCATTGTGCATAACCTTTTCGATCTTGGGCGTAGCCATCTGCTTCTTCAGCCAGTTCACAACCTTGGACTCAGGGAAGTTGCCACCACCCTCATGTCTGACAGGGTAGTATCCTATGAAATCACCAGCCGCCACAGCGTAGCCAATGACGTATCCGTCGTCTCGGCACCAGCCGGGACCTAGCCGCATTAGATTCGGGTCTCGCGTTTCCAAGTCAATGGCTATGCGAGGGTACGCCGTTAGATCAGGGAATGACTGAGGCGGAGACCAGTCTTCTCGAACACCAGCGATAGAGTATTCTTTCATCTCTTCCGCATCTGCTACGTCGTTCTTATCCTTCATCTTCGGATACTCCTCTCGATGATCGGGATGATCTATAAAATTGTACTGATGGCTCATTATGCATTGCTTTCGGGCTTCGATACAAGTTCACCAGCGCAAGCCAGGTAGCCGCTACCATCTACATAATTGTCTATGTGACCTGCATTGCTTTTAATACGAGCAACTTTTAACAGGTTCATCATCACACCTACGTCAGCGGCGGTTACAGGGTGACCCAAATGGATAGCCCAGTACGCCGCGATAGTAGCAAAGTTGTCTTCCATATCACCGTGATCCGCCGCCCTGTCTTGCGTGACGTAACCAATAGCTGTCTCTAGTATCTCTGCTCGTTTCATATCCTGAATCTTTCCCATCCGTTTTCTATGATGTGTAGGTTGTGCCGTGCCCTCGTCGCACCTACATAGAAGGTACGTACTTCGGAGTCCTGATCTGGACTTTCGGCACATGCTCTGCTGGTTTCGGTTAGTAGCGCGACGTTATCCGCCTCGCCACCTTTGGCTTTGTGAATCGTCGATAGACGGATCCTCGGCTTCGCATCCCCAAGTATCCTCTCCCCACTCCGACGAACCGAGGATATGTAAAGAACTTCCTTCTCCGACACCTTGATTACGTCCGACCAGTGTGTCTCTTTGGTAACGAGTAAATTGCACTTCTCGATAATGTCGTCGAGAGTATAAACTTCTTCGGGGTCTAAGTTGTTCAAAAGTTTTTTCCCAGCCCGGGTTATATTCTCCGTTCTCAAAAACTTGCCAAACTCTTTTACTTCCTCGGATGTAAATGTCTCTCCTCTGCATAGCCGTAACCATACCTCCAACGCCTTTAATGTGTTCGGGGAAATGGACCATCCGGTGCCCTCACGCCAGAACAGGTAGCCCTGATCTCTGAGGTCTTTTGCAATCTTGTTAACGATAAAGTTTGTTCGTCCAAGTATCAACCACTCACCAGTACGTAGATCCAAGTCCATGATATCATAATGGTACTCAACACTTCCATCATGATCGTTGGGTGCCCAGACTTTTTGTTGGCGAATTCCTATACGTTTTACAAGATGTTGCGCGACGTTATACACTTCTCTTGGGAGTCTGTATGATTTATTTAAAACCACCACATCATCACATGCGTTCATAAATTCTTCGACACTAACACCCATCCAAGAATAGATGCATTGATCATCATCGCCAGCGTAATACACGCGCTTGGCTCTCGGTACTAGGATCTCTTTTACCATACGCCACTGCAATGGGACTAAGTCCTGTGCCTCGTCAACAATCAAAAGATCAAGATCAGGTCCTTCGTTTCCAGCTATGAACTGCTCAATCATGTCAACAAAGTCCATCTTGTCGTGGACGTCCTTGTACCTAGCTAATGCATTGTTGATCACCTTTAACTGGTTGAGATTTAACCGCCAGTCATTGGACTCATGAAACTGTTTCTCGGCGCTAACCATCCGTGCGCGGGCAAGGTTAATAACATTTAGGTAAGCGTCGCCCTGCTTGCCGCCCGTGAAGATAGGCCCGTCGTCTACACGAAGGGAAGCGTGGGAAGAAAACGGTAGTCCTATCAAACGCTCTAGTTCGTTGTAGTCTGAACCTTTCAACACGTCCTTGCTATTAAGACCAAGGTACTGAAACGCCAGCGAGTGCAGTGTTCTAAAATGTGTTAGATGCTTGGGGTCAATGCCAAACTTCTCCACCGCCCTGTCTTTGGCCTCTGTCGCCGCCTTTTTACTGAACGACACAAAGCCTATCCGGCTGGGGTTAACGCCATTGCTCAGTGCCTCATCAACTATACCAAGTAGCTTGGTCGTCTTGCCTGTGCCCGGTGGTCCAAAGATAAGTGTTTCCATACTAGTCTACCCTTTCGTAGAAATATGGCTCAACAACGTAGCCCAAAAAGTTTTTTTGATTTGTTGGACGATCCATACAATTTTCGCAAATGTCGCCATGCTCTAGCATCTTGACTCGGCTGTAGTATGTTTTCCATTTGTGGCCGCAAGTGTCACATAAAAAGTATGCCACATAATCCATTAGAACGGCACCTCGTTATCTTCTATGTGAACGTCAGGTACATCAACCTGACCCTTAAATTCAGGGACGTGCCACACACGTATGTTCTTCCACTGACCCTTTGAATCTTTAAAATTTTTCTGTCCACTGGCGTTGCCATCAGGGTTCATTTCTTTCAGACGTTCCTGTATCTGCCCCCTGCTGTATGTGTCAAACTTTGCATTACGTAGGAATTTAATCAAAGACTCGATGCGGAAGAAAGTCAGACCATCCTCTGTCCACGGCTTACCCAATGACAGTTCTTCTATGCTAGCCGCTTGCACCCTGCCACCACAGTAGTCTTCAACCAGATCCAAGAACTGACCTTTATACGTAAGTTCTTCCGGAACTTCGATCTCACTCATATCAGCCATCATCATTGAAACAAGATCCTGCCAGTCGGCCATCTTCATCATAGGTGGCATGACGCGGATCTGTTCCATACAAGCTTTCTGAAACTTCTGCGGTGTTTGTAGTTCCTCTGTAATCAGTTCGACACGCTTGCCATCAACGTCACAGAACCACACTGGCGGCTCCGACTTCACAACGCACAGGCCAGTCACATCAACGCTTGCGCTTGCCCCGCCAATGCCATACTTGCGGGTCTTACACAGTGTTCTGTTGCAACGAGACTTGAACGGCTCCTGCTGACAGGGGAAACCATAATCTTTTTTGTCATGCTGTTGCTGAACTGTCACAACTTCCGCAGCAGGAAGCGGTGGGTCAACGTGTTTAGTGTTGATTTCTTCGAGACGAGCCTTCCAAGTTTCTGGTTGCTCTTTCTTACAAGCTACACAAGCACCGAACATTACTGTGTTACGTGTGCCTTCTGGCACACCATCAGAGAATAAACTCTGCATGCAAGGTGGCCACTCATTAAACTCATCAATCTTCTTGCCAAGTGTCAGGCTAACAAAATCATCTGGTGTGCAGGTTCGATCCCTCACCATCTGAAGGAACTCATCGAGCGTAGCTTCCTCACCATCTTCTTTGATGGCGTAGCGCATTGTCTGATCTTGGTCAAAATAAGGCAGGTTGATGAAGTTACCTACATCGCCACGCTCAACTAGAATCTGCTCTTGCTTGGGGAATATCTCACAGCCACCGTGCCCAAGGAACGCGGATATTTCTCCGGCCTTGTCCCTGAACTCACCAGCACTGATATCTTCTGAAAAGAAAAAGAATATGTGTGCCCCGCCAGACTTTGACCGACACACCACAGCAGGAACCTTATTGTCTTGAAGTCTACGATCAAGAGCAGGTAAGTCCAGTGGGTACAGATCAATGTCCAGCGCGCCGAAGCTACACTTGTTGTCTGCTTTAATAGGTATAGAACCAACACCCTTCTTTCCCGAAAGGTGACCTTGAACTAACTCAATCGTAAGAGGTTGTCTTACAATGAATGACTTAGCTTTTTGTTTCCCGGCTCTGCGTTCTTCTGATATTTGTGTCTGTCCATGTGCGCCATCGAAGCCGTTAAACGCCGCCATGAACCTTGTGGCTTGATCCATTGATATCTCCATCTAGCCTAAAGGTGGATTGAGGGGCGCGAAAAAGTCTGCACGAAAAAAAC